AGTAAATCCAATCTCGTTAGCGGCTGAGCGGTACAAGCCCGTGACGCCAGTATCAGCGGTCCAAGCAATGCTGGGCGCGCCAACGGTGCCGCTTGGGATGTTCCGCAAGAAGGTGCCGTATTGGATCTTTTTGTTTTTGTTAGCTGCGGTAGGTTCAGCAGCCACCACAATCGGCAACAGGTCAGCAGCGACTGGTGAGGTCAGCTCTCCGAGGTCTGTGATCTTGCGGTCAGCCATTAGTGGTATGCGGTGGGGTTAGAAGTGAAGGGGACTACTGGGTTTGGAGTTGAGCTTTAAGAGCATCAACCTCAGCCGACAGCTCCTTGATAGCGTTCACCAACACCGGAATCAGTGCGACATATTCCATGCCCAACTTGGTCGGGGCATCTTCCGGCTCGCCTTCAATGTGTTCGTTGGTGTCGAAGATTGACTGGGGAACTAATGGCTGAACCTGCTGAGCGATGAAGCCGAGCTTTTCGACATTCGGTTCAGACTTCAGCGCATAGCGGACTGATTCAATCTGCTTGACGGTTTCAAGTCCATACTCGACTGGACCAAGAACATTTTTTATACGTTCGTCAGAAGTTTGGGTGCCGACGACCGTACCACTGGTTGTTCCTATATGAGCGGCATTTGTTGAAATGCGTAACTGGTCGCTATTGTCCACCCAAGTAAAAGTGGTTGTCCCATCTTCTTCTTCGAGTCGCACATAACTACATGCGTTTGTAATACCAGAGTGTTTGTATACACCTAAGCCGGATTCACGTGCAACGCCAGAAACTGAACCAGTTGCAGCAAAACGCACTACTTCGTCATTAGCAAGACTGTCACTGTTGGTTCGTATTGTATTTGAGCCTGATGTTTTTGATGTTTGTATTGATGAAGCTGAATCAAGGCTTGTAGACGTGCCAACTAACAGGCGTCCGCTGGAGTCAATGCGGGCTTTTTCAAGATCGTCAGTACCAAAAATTAATGCCTGTGCAGCTCTATTAATTACAGAAAAAGTTGTGTTATCCGCACTACGGCGAAAAATGGAGCCACTGACGTTAATGCTACCTCGGGCATCAAATGTATATTCAGGAGAAGTAGTGCCAATCCCTACCGCATCTGCCGAGGCGTCAACAAATAGCAGGTTTGCGTTTGTATCACCTTCGACGCGGAAGTCATAATTAACTCCGCCATCGTTAAAGACAACCTCGCTGGTGCCCCATTCAACGCGCTCGACACCGCCAGTTGAAACATTAACCTGATCAGTGCCGCCGCTAAACAGACCAGTATCAGTCCCGCTGTCCTTAAAGTAAATTGACGGTGCAGCAGCCGTGCCGTTTTCTAACGGTATCGTGGTGTATTCCCCGTCAAGTTGAAATAAAGTAATCCATGCGCTATTGGCTGAATTACGCAGCTTCATTACGTTAGGCGTGCTACCGATATCTGCCCACCATTGATAGGCATATGTTGTTGTCGGTGCTGTCGCAGAGCTGTTATTACTAACGATTGCAGCCAGCGCATTATTCAAATCAGCACGGACAGCCGCGCCAGAGGCATTGCTGATGATGTAGTCGTGCGTTGCCATAATTAAGTCTGTTCAGTGCCGTAGCCACTAGCGATGTACTGGAAATTCCGGCTTACTACAGTATTAGCACTGTTGCGGAAAGTCACCGTAAATCCAGTTCGGCTGGCGGAAGTCACTTCATAATAGTCCCCCGTGGCAAGGTTGAACGCAGTGATGCCGATGCCTGGTGTCGCGTAGAACGCTTTGGCATACGTCACCGCGTAGGAACCGGCACCGCTGGTGATCGTGGCGCTGTTTTCATTTCTAGAGCGCAGCACCAGCTCGTACCCCAGCTCATCCACAAGCGGGGTTTGATCGTTGCGGGCGCTGGTCATTGCCACCTTGAATTGGAACTGACGACCGGCGTAGCTGCCGTTGTACATGGGCAGCCAATTCCCAAAATTAATGTTGGACTCCAGCTCAAAACGATCCGGCGTTGCCTCCAGCAGCAATTTGTCGCCATCTTCCGTGAGTAGAAATTCATCGGTTGTGGCTTGATCGCTGCTGCGGAAGTAAATTTCGGCGCTAGTGTCATCAGCCAAGGCGCCATCAAAATCACTCCAGCGGTCTAGATCTTCGTTGCGGCTATCAATTGTGTCGGCTGGATACAAGCCGCGTGTGGTCAGGATGCGGCGGAAGTCAACGGTAAATTTGGCGCCAAGATCAACAATGTTGGTGAAGTAATACTCACCGCCAAGGCGTTGTTGCCCGGTGAAGTCCATGGCGCCGATTTCATCAAAGTCAAGAATTTCATCAAGCGTCAGATCCCCATCAATTACCAATGCGTCATACACCTCGGAGTAGTAAGCATTGTTGAACGTGCCTTGGAATGGTGGGCTGGTGGTGTCTTCTCGAACAGTAGTAACTGTCAGAACAGGAATTTGATCGGGTTGATTGAAGATTGCACTGGTGGCGTTCTGGCTACGCAGTCCAGCGGGATCTTCAAACTTCAGCAGATATTCGCCGTTGAGTTTGGGCACCAGCGCGTAGGTGGTGTTGGCACCAATGCGATCTGCTAGCAGCGTGGAATCAGCCCATTCGCCAGTGCCGTCGGTCTTGGTGCTATGGCGGATGATCGCGGTGAGGAAGTCAGATCCAACGCCTGCGGGCTTTGCCCACCGCAGCATGATCTGATTATTGGCAACCTGCTCCAGCGTGACGCCTTGCGGATCTTCCGGTAACTGCTGAACGCTGACAGTTGGTGTTGCAGTTGATGCAAACGATGGAACGCGGAATGTACCGCGTGTAGCGGGCGCACTCTTTTTGAACCCTAAGCCGTAGGCAATGACCGAAACCGTCAGATCAAAGTTCTCCGGCAGACCAATGATCTCAATATTGGGGTTGTTTGTACGAACCGTGCGGCCATTGCCTTGAGCAGTGTTGTAAGTAACGTCATAACCAAACGTGGCACCACCAGCGCCTTTTGCCCAAGACACATTGACCTGCGTGGTAAGCACCGTGCCATCACGGACTTGACCGGCACTAAATGCAATGTTTCTGACCGGAGGTGGTGCGCTATCAAATGTGGTGATGTCCGGGAATTGCAGCGCCTGACCGCTATCGACGGAGGCGTAAATGCTGTCGTTATGAACAATGCCGGTGATTGTGTATGCGCCATCGGCACCTTCGCTGGCACTGATGCAGCGGAACTTCTGATTAGCAACGCCAGAGGTTGTGATGCTCCAGATCGACTGGGCGTTAGGCGCGGTGCTGAAAGCGCTGCTGACGTTAATCGTGCTGCCGGAAACACTGCTGATGTTCTTGGTTTCAACCGTGCCGTTGGGCAGCAGGCAGGTCAGTTGTGGGCTGGAGCCTGCGGGCAGCGTGATTGATTGATCCGCCACAACGGCGGTGGTGGTTGCTGAGGAGATGCGACCGGAGATGCGCGTGCCCTGGCGCAGTTGATCACAGACCGCGAAGATTTGACCCGGCAGCACCACAGCACCCTGCAGACCAGTGCTGAAGGAGATCACCTCATCGTCTAGGGCTTCAGTCTTCAGGGTCCATAGCCCCACGCGCTGGGCTTGCCATTTTGACGTGCAGCCGAAACCAATCAATTCCTTGACGATATAGCCGTATTTGGCAATTAGCGCCGCATCTTCAACGACAACAACGTTTGGCTTGTAGAAATTGTCTGGATCGTTATAGCGAACATGAACGCTGGTGCTGCGGGTTTTCAGCGAGCTGCCGGAATATTCAAAAACACCGCCAATAACGTTGGAGTTGTTGTAAATGTGCGCCACCGACAGCGCCGTGCCGTCAAGGTTGCCATGATCTGCCGCAACTTGGATGACGTTGTTTGACCAGAACAGGATGCCTCGGAATACCGAAGCCATATCCATCAAGACGTTGTAAGCTTCCGCCCGATCACCGATGACGACGTTGCAGGCAAACCGTGGCTCGCGGCTGCCATCTGGGTTTACCACCAGTTGGTTGACGTACTTAGCAATGGGGTACAGATCAACCCAGTTCAAGTTTTCGGCGGTGACGAATTGACCTGCTCCATAACGACGGTTAGTGAGCAGGTCATAGAAACAACAGACCGGACAGGTAGTCCACTTCTCGGCGGTCTGGAGCGCACCGTTGAAGCTGGCGTCATCAAACGTCAAATAGCCGCTGGATTGAACTGTTGCGCCAGTTGGGATCTTGACTAGGCGTCCTTTAATTAGGTAGGCGCGAGACGGCAGGCTGTTGAACGCTTTGGTTGAAATCGACAGCTCGTTGAGTGCTGAATAGTTGTAGTTAACGTTCTGCGCGATGGTTTGCGCGTACGACGACCAAATGATCTGATTGCCACGATTATTAGCCAGTGGTGTATTCTGCGGCGTTTCTGTGAAACTGGTGTATTTGATCTCAAAGTGTCCTTCGCCAAGATCTACTTTTTCAACCTTGATATTCCACGGACCAGCGCCAAAGGTCTTTAGGTTGATGATGCCAGTGCTGTATTGATAGTTATTGGTTGAAACGCCGGTGATGCTTTTATCGGATGCAAGGATGAAGCCGGTGCTGCTGCCTTTGGCTTGGACGTAAATGCGAACCCGAAGCGTGCCACCAAACAGTTGACCCTTCGCGAGGCTTTCCTGCGCGACGGAATACAACTTCGGGATGGTGAGCAGCAGCTCTACGAAATCAACAGTTGGATCTGTAATCTGACGCGTAATCGTTCCAGCGCCGTATTTATGCTTGACAACTTCGTTGTTGCTGTTTAGATCTTCGCTGTAGTTTTCTCCGATCTCTTGGTTGACTTCAACAATCTCAGATGTGCCGTCATTAAACAATGCGGTTTTACCTTGACGTGCGGCGCCAACTGACGCATTGGCAGAGATCTGCTCCTGCGGAAAGTTGTAACTACCGTCGCTGTTCTGGATTGGCGTTTCATTCAGGTAAATTCCCTGCAGTCCATTGATTACGCCACCAATCGGACCCTCACAGAGAAGGTCCAGAATCTTGATTGTGGTAACGGAATTAAGCGCCATATCAGTAGAGCTGATACCCGATGCTATTGAGCCGCAGGTAGATCGGGTTTGTGCCCTCACTGCCATTAGCGACTGCACCAGCATTGATTACTTCAACCTGCGCGCTCACGAGGGTGAAGTTGTTGGTCTCAGGCAACTCTAGGCGGTGCATCCATCCAAAGAATTGACCGCCGAAGATCAAGCCTTGAATTGTTGCCTGATCAACAGCAATAAGGGTATCGTCCGTCCTCGTGGTTCCATGGAAGACTTTAAGTTCGTAAGTAATGTATCCATCAACGAATGTTGTGCCCGGACCACCAGCAAAGTCATAAAGTCCATCTTCCAACGATAATGCAACGTTAAAATCGCGACGTTGGTCTGTACTCGCCATTTTGCCGCCATTAACAACTAGCGCGGCAAAGCGGCGTTCAATCTGCGTGTCAACTCGAATCAGTCGTGGATCGTTAGTGACGCCATAGAACCCAATATCACTAAAATAAGCTTGCGACCTAAATGATGTTTTGTAAATACGCCTGGCAATAACACCAGACTTGTCAGAAAAGTTATCAGTGAGAATTTCATTGCCGAGTCGCACGGTGCCAACGCCTGGGGCACGCAGGGAGGTCAGCACTGGGTCAGATTCGTCGGCAATTTGGAATTTAGATTTGAGCAGGTGGCTACCGATCAGCACTTTGCCGTAAGCCAGTGGCACCGTGGCGCCAACGCCGACCGTATTTGCAGCGCCGGTATAGGCATAGGACTGCTGCCCATCAATGCCGGAGGTAACGCTCTCGGGTCCGTTGGTACGGTTACGGCTGCCCATGCGAGAGCTGCCGCCGGCAAATCCACCACTGAAACCACCCAAGGTTGGAATTTGTGGCTGAGGTGAAATTGCCTGAGCAATCCCGCCCAGCACCAATGATGCACCAATCGCGCTAACTGCTGTCCCAAAACCAGCCAAAATAGCGCCGCCTTGAGCAGCGGTAACACCGAAAATACTTGTTGCACAAAAAGA